TGGGTTCTCATACATGGCAAGTAGTGAGATAGTTAATCAAGCTACTCAGGTTTACGATAGTAATTTTGGGTTGTTGTCTAAAACTGGGTCTGATGCTAAAACAATGTTTACTGATAAGGTAGTCCGTATATATAGGAACTATCCGTTTTTCTTTCAACCTATACAAGACGGTTCTAGTAATCCTCGTGTAGAGTTAGCCTTTAGAGAGCCAGCAAAGAAGATAACGAAGAATCAGAAGCACATAGAAAAGTCTGAAGCTTTAAACTCTACGATAGACTGGAGAAATACTGCCGACAACAGTTATGATGGTATGAAGCTTAAACTTCTGGTACATGATGAGGCTGGTAAGTGGACAGGTCAAAACTCTATAAAGAAAAACTGGGGTGTTACTCAAACCTGTTTACTATTAGGTAGAAAGGTTGTAGGGAAGTGTATGATGGGTTCTACTGCTAATAAGCAGCAAGATGGTGGGGCAGAATTTAAAGATATATTCTACAACTCTGACATGGGAGATAAGGACCTTAATGGTAGAACTAAGAGTGGTTTATATAGGTTATTTATTCCTGCGTTTGACAACTTAGAAGGGTTTATTGACGAGTATGGTTACTCTATTATGGATACCCCTAAGAAGCCAGTTATGGGAATTGACGAGATGCTAATAGACGTTGGGGCTAAGGATTATATTCAAAACAGAAGAGACGCTTTAAAGAATGATACGGTAGCTTTATCGGAATTCAAAAGGCAATTTCCTTTTACTGTAGAGGAAGCGTTTAGAAATGACACACAAAGTTGTATCTTTGACGTTGAAAGGATATATCAACAAATGGATTATAACGAGGTAAATAATGCAACAACAACAAGAGGAGAGTTTGTCTGGAAGAATGGGGTACAAGATAGCGAAGTTATTTGGATACCTCACAGAAAAGGCAAGTGGGAAATTAGCTGGGTTCCAGAATTACAAAACCAAAATATTATCTCTTCTAGGTTCAGTAAGAAGTTCCCTGGAAGATCAGACAGCTTGGTTGCAGGTTGTGACCCTTATGATCACGACACCACTACTGATGGTAGGAGATCTGATGCTTCTGCTCACGTTTTTCATAAGTTTAGTATGGCAAGCGATGCGTCTATGCAGTTTGTGTGTGAGTATATTAATAGACCGCCTAAAGCGGAAATATTTTACGAGGACATGATTAAGATGTGTGTCTTCTACGGGTGTCAGGTGTTGGTGGAGAATAATAAAGTTGGTATATTAAAGTACTTTGAGAATAGAGGTTATTATGAGTATTTGATGGACAGACCAGATATGACTCATACAGAGTGGAGTAGAGGAAAGCAAAAAACAAAGGGTGTGCCAGGATCTGGTGCAGCAGTAATAAACGCTCAGGCAGAAGCAATAGCAACGTATATATACGATCATGTTGGCTATAATGTTGATACAGGAGAAATGGGAAGGTGTTATTTTAACACTCTTTTAGATGATTGGAGTAGATTTGAAATAGATAATAGAACGAAGTACGATGCTAGTATATCGTCATCATTAGCTTTACTAGCCTCTCAGAAATATGTTAAACCAAAAAAAGAATTTAAAGTGTCATCTCCTTTAGTTAAAAGATATAGCAATAGGGGAATGTCCAGTAAAAAAATAAATTAATTATGTTTGATAGCAGCAAAAATAAAATAAACGGTTATCCATCTCCTTTGTCTACAAACGAAGAGAAAGCTACCAATCAGTACGGTCTTGAATACTTCAGGACTATGTACCAAGAGTGGAAGAATAATGGTGACGTATACTTCAAAGACCTCAAAGCTAGGTACGCTAGGAATAGAAGTTATTCTGAGGGTAATCAAGACGTAGGTAAGTATAAGGACTTATTAGACGTTCAGGGAGATTCCTCATACCTCAATATAGATTGGACTCCTGTATCTATAATCCCTAAATTCGTTGATGTTATCGTTAACGGTATGGTTAATCAAGAGTACGATGTAAAGGCTAAATCTATAGATCCTATTGCTGCTAATGAAAGGATGGCAAAGAAGAAGAAGCTATATGGTGACATGATTAATAAAGATTTTGTAGAAAACTTAGAGGACGAGACAGGTATACCATTATCCCCTAAAGGATTTATTGCAGAAACCTCTGAAGAGGTGGAGATGTTTATGGCTCTTAACTACAAACAGAATGTAGAGATAGCTTTAGAAAAAGCCATAGAGTACACCTTAGATATTAACGATTTTGACGAGGTTAAGAGATCTATGATTCGTGACCTTGTTGTTTTAGGTATCTGTGCTGCTAAGACAGATTTATCCCAAACTGAAGGTGTGAAGATTCGTCATGTAGACCCTGCTAATCTTATAACATCTTACTCTGCTAAATCAGACTTTAAAAACATACGACACGCTGGAGAAGTTTACTCTATAACTATTGCTGACCTTAAGATGCAAGCAGGTGATGAGTTTAGTGAAGAGGATTATATTAAAATAGCTACAGAGTACGCAGGGAAAAATAACAACCCAATGACTTTTAGCACTACAGCTTATTACGAAAGTGGGCAAGACACTTATGACTATGATAAATTTAGTGTTAATATATTAGATGCTGAGTTTATTACGAGTCATAACTTAAATTACGAAAAGAAGGAAAACAAACATGGAGGATACTCCGTAAATAAAAAAGCTTCCAACTATAAAGCTCCTAAGAAGTCTAAAACAAAAAGAGAAAACATAGGCTCTACTGTTAAGGTTGTATATACAGGTAAATATATTACAGGTACAGATTATATCTTTAATTACGGGTTAAAAAGCGACATGGCTAGATCTAAGTCTAACCTATCTGAAACGAGATTGTCATATATCGTTTATCAACCGAATCTTTATAAAATGAAGTCTCGTTCTTTAGTTGATAGAATGATTCCTTTTGCTGACCAAATACAGTTAGCACACGTTAAGATACAACACGTACTAGCAAAAGCTAGACCTAAGGGTGCAGCGTTTGAAGTTGGGTCTTTGGAGAACGTATCTAAAGGTGATGGGGGAACATTTACCCCTATGGAACTTCAGGAAATCTACGATCAAACTGGTAACATATACTATCGAAGGATAGACGATGAGGGTCAGATGACAGGGGCTATGCCTATTCAAGAGTTAGAAAACGGTATTGGTAGAGACTTTGGTACTCTTATTAACGTATATCAACACAATCTTCAGATGATACGTGACGTTACTGGGGTTAACGAAGCTCGTGACGCTTCTCAACCATCTAGCGAAGCTTTGGTGGGTGTTCAGAAGTTAGCCTTATTAGCTTCTAATAACGCAACTCGTGATATTAACGATGCCTACCTTAATGTTACTAAGCGTATATCTCAAAGTATTACAATTCGTATGCAAGACCTAATAAACTTTAAAGGTCTTCATGGTATGTATGCAAACGTCATAGGGGAAACTTCTATGAAGAGTATAGACATGATGAAAAAGCTATCTATACACGAGTTTGGTATTACTTTAGATGTAGCACCCGATGAGGAAGAGAAGCAGATAATGGAGCAGAATATTCAGGTTTCTTTAGCTCAGAAAGAGTTAAGACTTGAGGACGCTATAATGATTAGGTCTATTAAGAATATCAAGATGGCTAATCAAATGCTTATCCTTCGTAGAGGAAAGTATCAAAAAGAGCAGCAAGCCTTAGCACAACAAGCCTCTGAGCAAAACGCTATGCTACAACAGCAATCAGCACAGCAAGCTGCACAATTAAAGCAGCAAGAGCTAGAGGTAGAGATGCAGATAGAGCAAGCTAGGGTTCAGGCTAAAGCTCAGGCAGATATGCAGTTAAAGCAACTGGATTATCAACTTAAAGAGCAGTTTGAACAGGCTCAACACGAAAGACGTTTAAGAGAGATAGAACTTGGCAACCTTGGGAAAGAAGGTGCTGCGTTTATTCAAGGAGACGTTAGACAGAATGTTCAACAACAGTCTGCTATAAACCAATCTCAAATGATAGAACAGAGAGAGGGTAATAGAGGTCCTTTAGGTGAGGAGAAAGAAATAGAAAAATAATATTGCGGTTTTAAATAAAATCGTTATATTTGCGAAATAGACTAAGTAAATTTAATTGACATGGATATAAGAGAAGAATTAGTAAAAAAGTTTGGGGGAGAAATTGAACAACCCCAACAACAACAAAATATTGTTGATTTGACTGGTGATGAAAACCAAGCGGTTGAATCAAATGAACCTATAATTGAAGAGAGATCAGATATTATAGATTTAACAGGAGAGAGTTCTTTAAATACTGAAGAGACTACTAGCGAGGAACAACCTGAGACTAGTCAGCAACCTGAACAGGAGGGCATTAATGATGAAGCTGTTTTCAAATACCTTAGCGAGAAGCTTGGGCGAGACGTAACATCACTTGATGATTTTGGAACCGAACAGAGTTCAACAGAAAGCAATGACTTTGCAAGCGAACAGCTTCAAGTTATTAACGAGTATGTTAAGAATACTGGTCGTACCGTACAAGATTACCTGAATACTCAGAGTGTTGATTTATCTGACGTGTCTGATAACGCTGTAATAAAGGAGTTTTTAAAATTAGAAAATCCTAATTTAACTGATGCAGAGTTAAATGATTATGTTGCAGAGACTTATAAAACGGACACAGAAGGGTTTAGTGCAAGGGAAACCAACGCTGGTAAGGTTCAACTTTCTAAAGACGCTAAAGCTGCTAGAGATTACTTTAATAAGGTGAAAGAGGATTATGCTATGCCCGTACAAGCAGAAGCAACTGATCCTGGAGTATCTGAAGCAGAAAGAGGGGAATGGATTAGTAAAATGGAATCTACAGTCAACGACCTTGAAGGTTTATCTTTTTCGATGAACGACAAAGGGGAAGAGTACGTCTACAATTTGGATGACGAGGCTCGACAGGAGATTATAGGTCATAATTCTAATCTAGAAAACTTTTTCGATAAGTATGTAGATCAAGCAGGTAGCTGGGACTTTGACGCTCTTAATACAGATATGTACATTTTAAATAACATCGACAAGATTGTTAGAGGTGTAGCTAATCAGTATAGGAGTAAAGGAACAGAGAGCGTAATTAACGAGATTAAGAACCCTTCGTTTACACAAGATAAACAAGAGGCTCCTCAAAAACAAACATCAACTCTGGACCTGTTAAGAAGACAAATTCTTGGTTAGGAAAAAAAAATTAATTATTTATTTTAAAAATATAA